TGGGGAACATAGAAATTAATTGCATAGTTCGCACTTACTGGTACTGGGACATAGTAAAGCGAGTACATCACCTTTTGCTTTTCAAACCACTTGATGACTTCTTGAATATCCTCGCTTACAAAATACTCATAACAATTTGCACCATAAATATGAAAATCCATAACTGCTCCTTTCGTGGTTAATTGATACTACACCTCTACTTTATACTTATTTAGGATAATGTCAATAGGTTTTGATAAAAAAGCAACAAATATTTTTGGTGTTGTATTTTTGTCATACATCTAAAAATAATTAAAAAAGTACTTGCATTTATACTTAATAAGTATGATACTAATAATGTAGTGTTAATCATCAATAAAGGAGTTAATCATGGCTTTTTATGTTTGCGGTGTCCCAGTTTTCGGTATTGAGCAAGCCCAGGAGATGTATGCGATTGCGGTTGCTGGTGGTGCGATGATCCAGGCAGAAGCGATTGCAGAAGTTATTGTCCAAATGCAATACATGGGGGTGTGAAATGAGTTTTCCTATTTATGGCTATGAAGTGTTTAGTCTCCAGCAAGCCCAGGCAATTTTGGCTTTAGCGATTGCAAAAGGTCAGGTTCGCAGGGCTGCGGTTGCGAGAGCAGTTATCCAACAATTCCAAGGAGCAGCAGAATGAATATTCAATTGAACCAGGAGCAAGCAGATTTGCTATTGCATTTGCTCCAGATGGTAGATGGTCGAGTGCAGTATGCAGATGTCCAGGATCAAATCAATAATTTACTTAACCAAGTTGGGGGTGCAGTATGAATATTTTAGTTGCCAAAAAAATTAATGGAATTTTCCAAAAAGTTGGTGTCCGATATGCAAACAAGCTGCCAGATGGCGGTTTCCCAGGAGTTGTTTATAACTTGTTTGTCAATGCTGATTTTTATTTTAGGGATGAACCAGCAGCAGTTTCATTTGACATTATTTTGGGTGGTGATGAATTTCGAGTTTCTAAATTTTAAGGGGATTGTGATGTCTAGTTACTATGAAGATTTAAAAGTTAATAATCCAGCCAAGTATGCAGATTTAAAAATTGCTGGCAATTCTGACAAAGTTGCATTAAAGAATATGATTCGAGCATTATCTATTTTGCCTGGTCTTAATTCTGAAGCGGATGATCTTCGCCTGGCAGCAGCAAAAAGATTATTAAAGAATCGCTATTAAAATAAGCCCCTTGTGGGCTTTTTGCTCTATCCTATAGGGATAGATGTATGATACAATTTAATGAAAGGAGTCTATATGCAAATAGGCAAATATGAGATTAGTCCATCGGCTATTTTCTATGTAACAGCAGAAGATGAATATCCAGTATCAGTCAATGCTGGTGATGGTATTCCAATGGTTGCAGCTTGGATCAATGGAGAACCTCAACCCTTTGATATGAAGGGTGTCTTTATGCTACCAATTAATTCATCGGCTTTTCAGGCTTTGGTGATGGATTCCCAGGCAGCATCATAAAGTTCTTTCATCTTATTGTTGGCTGCATTAACCTTTTCCTGCTCATCAGCAGTTAATGGTCTTTTTTGAACTTCAGCATCCTCGACAATAATACGAACTTCTTCATAGTACTTATGCCCTTTTTCTTTTGCTTCTAGCATCTGGGGCATATTTACTTGAATCTCAGCATAAGAACCATTGACTTCAACCACCATATTGATGTCTCGGTATCCAGACCCTGCTAATGAATCGACATTAGGATCAAGAAGATTTCTTAATTTTGCTGGCTCACCATATTGGGCTTTAATCTTCTCGATAGCACTTGGCACATCTTTTACTGAATTAATCTCGATAGTGGTTCTGAGCAAATCTTTAATTTTGGATGGGTCATTATTGTAAGACTTGGTGATCTTATCAACTGCTCTTTCTGAACCCTTGAGTGGCACAACCGCAGCTTTACCACCAAGTTCTTTAGCGATCTGGGCATTGGTCTCATCAAACTTGTTTTTGTTTTGGGCAGCCCTTTGGTACATTTCTTCAAATTCTTTGCGTTTTTCTTTTGGTAAGCGATCTACATCTTTCTTTTGCAACTTTCCTTCTAAATGCTCTTTTGCGCTTTTGGCGGTTGGAACTTTAGGTGGCTCTGCTGCTGTAGGTTTATTTGCTGCCTTTGGTGGCTCTGGTGGTTGTGGAATAGATTTAGCTGCCACAGTATATGGGGCTTGTGCTCGACCACCAGGCATATTAGTGGTTGCTGCGCTACTACCTGCGCCAGCAGTAAATTTTCCATCCGCATCCCTGGGATGGTCTTGTTCTATGAAAGCATCAGCTTTTGGGGTGGGGTTTGCCCAATCCCCCTTTGCAAAATAAGCATCCAATCTAGGTAAGTTTTTAAGTTCTTGTTCTGGAATTTCATATTCAGCGATTGCATCAGCATCCAATTGCATAGAACTTTGGAACATATCTGGCATTTCATTCAAATTGTCAGCAGCCCATTGAATTAAATTTGCTCTATTTTGTGGATCAATAACTGGCAGCATTGTACGAAGTACTTCAGTAACACCTTTTAGCTTAATGTCATCAACTTTGACTTTTTCGCTTGGCGGTTCTTCCATGAGTGATTCCCACTCAGGTTTGAAAGCATTTTTCCATGAATAGAATGCTTGCTCATAGGTCATCTTGCCATATTGCTCTGGATAGGCAGATTGAATAGATTCAAATAATTCTTTATTCCAGGCTCGGTGCATTACGATCTTGTCAAAGAATCGGAACAAAGATTCCATGTCAACTCGAATGCCATCAATGTACTGGACAATGGCTTTTGCATCTTCAGTACCTTCACCAAAGCCTTGAGTAAATGCTTCATCTTTGAGTAGCATTGCAGGGACATCGGAAGCAGCAGCAATATTGGCAATGATGTTATCTCTGGCAGTTGTCATTGCAGTTGCAGTATTGGTCAAATCAATGGAGTTGATTTCTTCATCAATATCAATTGATAGCACATTGCCAGTACCGCCTTCTTGCAAATAAGTGCGCTTAATACCAGCAGCAGTTTGCATTAAGCGATTGACAATAGACCCAGCAGGTTTTTGCTTGGCAATAATCAGACCTGATTTAAAAGTCACCAGGTCATCGGTAATCATCGACTGAACAAAAGACTTTAATGGATACAATGCCCTTTGAAACACACTTCGACCTGTATAGCCGAAAGCACTAGATTGGAAAGACAAGTAGATAGGAGTGCCATTGAATACCACCACGCTACGGCTAGGATGATAAGGCTGACCAGCAGCAGTAGTGTATGCAAGAGGTTTTTGAAAGTCTGGCGCATTTGGGTTCTGGTTTGTAACAATCGAACCAGCCATGTTTAATGGGTCTAACTGATTAAAATAAATGTTGAGATCAGGAAGCTGCCAAGGATCAATAGGCTCAGTAGTAGGAATCTTATCAGCACCCACAACAATTCCACCAGCCCCATAAGTGCGATTGATAAACATAACATCACGAATATGATTAGTAGCACCTAATTTTTCCCATTCTTTTTGAAATGCCTCGACCAACATTTCCTTTGGTTCTGCATCTACAGTAATAATTCTGGGTTTTGAAAGAGCCAAGCGAACTGGCTTTTCAACTAATTTACCGCCTAATGGGTGATATTCCCAAATGATTTTGCATAATTCATAACCTGCCTGTGAACCTGGTTGGATATTCTCAGAACTGAGCAGGTTCATTAATTCACCACCCAGATAAGTATTATTCACCATCACATCAGACATAGTTATTCCTTAGTAGCCATATTTATCGCCAACACCAATGGCTAAACTATATACGAAAGCATCTAGCAAGTCATCTGCTCTTTTGTAGGCATCTTTATCGCCAATTCTAAATCCAGTTACCTGAGTTAATAGGTGATTACGACTAGCATTTTTAAATGTCATAGTCTTATCAAAAGCATAATCGCTAATCTTCATTAAGCCCTGGTGAAAGTAACCCGATACAGAAATGGCTCTTTCATCCTTGCCTACTGAGGTTAACCCTGAGTCAATGGCATGAGTATTCCATCCTCTTGCTCTGCCTTGTTGAATCAAAATTGATCCAGCAGCAGCATCTTCAATAAATGTACCGACAACTCCCTGCCTTGCATTAGTCAATCTAGCGAGTTCTTCTAATCTGGAAAATACACTTGGCATCCAATTTTCTAGCATTGCGCCATCAATTTGCACAATATCCCAATCCAATAAAATCAGGTTATATGGATTTTGGGTATATCGGTCTACAGCAACATAGACAATGGCAGTACCATCATTTTCTTTACCGCCTTTGACCGCAGTATCAATGACTGCATATACACCATCGCATTTACTAGGGTAAACCACAGGTTTATTATCGACCAGCAGCTTATCTAGGCTAAAGAATGCTTCACCTGACCAATCCACGAATTCAGCCAGGTATTCTTGCTTAAATACCATTGGATGATTTTCTCTCTCCAGCTTTTCCAATTCCTCTTTAGGTAGAAATGGATTAGTAAAGGTTGGAGCATGGTATTCAGTAAATCCATGTTCAGGCTGATTGCATATCTGCCAAAAGAAGTTGTCGCTATCAATTCCATTGGGTGTTGATGCTGTAATACAACTACCTTGATAATCGAGTAATGCTGGTTTGATAGCGGTTTGCCATACTTTAGACATATTGGGCTTGGTAAAGGCTGCTTCATCAATAAAGGCTTTATGGTATTTCCTGGATCGACCAGCCCTTTCATTTTCCAAAGTCCAGAAGTCTATGCGCCCACCAGTATGAGTCTGGATAATGCCATCAATCTTAGATGATGACTTAATCATGGGAGCTAATAGATCGGCTATTTCCCTAAAGGCTT